GCCGCACTTCCGGAGCACCAGCCTCCAAGACCTGAAAGACCAGACGGTCGAGATGTTGGATAAGCCCGCAAGTGAAGGGAACGTCGCCAAGAAATCCACGTCCGTTTATTATCTTGACGGCAACTCGCGCGAAGGCTGGATCAAGTTCCACAAGTCCGCGGTGCTCACGGGTATCGTGGTTGAGCGGATCGAGACCAAGACGGCGGGAACATTCAATTACCGGTTCGCGCTGGAAGCAGGAGACGAAAAGGTCAGCCCGGAGACCATCGTGGATGTCGACGGCAAGGAGTATGTGGAGGTGGGCAAGACGTTCTCCACCTCGATCAAGGCGGAGGTTGGCCAGCTCGTGGAGATAGAATTCGAGACATTCAACTGGACGGTGGACGCCGATGGGCTGATCACCGTCTCGGCTTGGGCCCCGCGCGTCATGCAGATCAGCGAGGATGACTCTCCCGACAACATCGACGAGGTCTATCATGCCGCCGATGACCAGAACGTCCTCCAGGTCAAGCAGATCTACCCGCAGGGTGAGACGATATACAAGGTTCTGAATACTCCCATGGGAACCAAGTCTGCGGTACTTGGGAACGTGAAGAAACAAATCGACCCCTATATGGTCTCTCCGAACGAGGATGAAAAATATTCCTATGTCTGCCAGCACCATTACAGGGGCAAAAGCGCGCACGTCGATCTCCGGGCCGAGAATCAGGATAAAAAGTTTCTGATCGGTTGGACAATCGCCGACCTTATTCCCGACGCCATAAAAAAGCCGGTGGAGACCTTGCAAGACGCCAAGGTCCAGGACGCCATCAATGCCAACTGGAAGATCAACTGGAAGACCGGAAAATTTAAAGATCGAGAGACCCGTGCCGGCAATGTTGCCCCAGCTCAGCTCCGCGCATTCGAGAAGGCCCCGGAACCCATCGAGTGGCTGAACGTCCAGGGAGTTACCGGGCCTTTCCCCGCGCCGGGCGCGACCAAGGAATTCAGGGGAGTATTTTCAATCATCGACAAGGGCCGCATTGAGTACGGCGGCCAGAAGTTGGACTTCCACGAGTACATCCTCTCCGGCGGAAAGCTGAACGGGCGTCTGACCATCAGGCGTTTGCCGCGGGAAACCTTTGCAGAGTCCTTCCCCGGTTTTGATCCCAAGGTAGATTTGATCCTCTCGTGGCAACATTACCTTGAAAATTATCTGGATGAAGTGAAAAAGGTCTGGGGAGACCACATCAAGGAGGACGCCTTCTGGCTGAACCTCGCCCAGGCCGCGAAGGAGGATTATGGACTGATCGGCCGCGTGGCTCCCGACCTGATGAAAGTCTTGCCTTCGGGCGTAGAGGAAGGGAGCATGATCACCTCGACGTTCTGGGTGGCGATCCAGCCCATCGACCAGACGCCCATCGTGTTATCGCAGCGTGAGGTAGATAAAAAGTGGATGCCGCCGGACGGGATATCCGCGCTTCCCGAAGCGGCGCGTTCCAAGGTCCCGGCCGGGAGAAGGTACTGGAACATGACGGGCGAGGCCGCACGGCAGGCGCGAGATCAGTTGGTGTCCGAGATGTCAAAGGCACAGACCGCGAAATTCGTCTTGCAGTTCCACGGATTCAGGACGCCGGGGAAAAAGCCGGTGCGCCAGGGGATGTCCGAATATCACTGGGACTTCAGGCTGGACAAAGGCGGGAAGACCCTCGACCATTTCATTTTAGAAAATAATCCATTGACAGCGAATCCCGTGAGTGCTACATTTAAGCTCGACGAGTGGAAGGACGCTCTCACCTACGAGGGCAACCCCACGCCGGGAACACCGATGAACCCGACAAAGGACATGGCCTCCACCGTCTCAATCCTTGCGAGCGGAAAGCTCACAATCCTCATAGATGATCCCACTTTTAAAAAATACGACATCCGAGAGGGTGACATGAAGGGATTGTGGATCGCGCAAAGGGATGACGAGAAGACGCTGCAATGGCGCTTCGGAAAATCCCGGATGGTGGAGGCGACATGAAGGCTATCCCGTTCATCGCCGAATTCGAAATCAAGAAGCACTCATTCGAGAACACCAATTTTTTTATTGAGGGCTACGTTTCCACCACCGATTATGATCTCCAAGGCCACAAGATAACCCCCGACGCGATCCGACTCTCCCGCGACGATCTCCTTACCAACTCTACTGTCCTCCTGAACCATGATCCCAACCGCGCCATCGGCAAGATTGTGGCTACGAAGTTCAACTCCCACGGCCTGTGGGTGCGTGCCGAAGTATCGGCGGCCGAGCCGGACATCAGGCAGAAAATCAGGGAAGGCGTTTTAAACAAGTTTTCCATCAGAGGAAAAGTCCTCGATGCTGATAATGAAGTGGACACGCAGACCAAGCAGGTCGCGAAGGTCATTAAGAGGATGTATCTGACGGAGGCTTCGCTCGTCTCGTGTCCGGCTAATCCGAGTGCGGAGATAGTGGACTGGAACGAGACGAAGAAGTCTCTGCTCGGAAGCATCGTCAAGGCATTGAACGAAGGAGGAGAAGACATGACTATGAAACCCGAAGAGGTGATCGTGGAGAAGAGCGGTTTTCCTGTGCCGGATGTCCTGGCCGAACAGTGGCAGGATTTCATCCGTGACCTTCAACTCGCGGATGATTCCGAGAAGGTTGAAAAGGCGTGGGGAGATTTCTGTAAGCAGTACGGATATCCCTACCCTTACCCGTACCCCTACCCGGAGTCGGGCGCGAAGTACCCTTATCCCAAGACCAAGTATCCGAAGGATCAGAACGGGTATCCGTACCCAACCGCCAAGGAGATCGGCGATATCGTTGACGAGTTGGTGAAAGGTGAGAAGGATGAGAATCGTAAAAAGCAACTCTTGAAAATCAAGGAGAAGGCAATGAATCAGAATCCGACCGTCCAGAAAGATGCCGCCGGCGCCGTGCAGGATCCTCCTGCTCCCGCCGCTGCTCCGGCTCCCGCCCCGCAGGCGGCCGCTCCCGCGCCGGCTGCTCCGGCTGCCGTGGCGCCGGTTGTTCCCGTTGATCCGATGAGCGACCCGAAGGTCCAGGCGGCCATCGATGCGAAGGTCGCGGAGCGAGTCGAAGAGGAGAAAAAGAAGTTTGTTGCTGCCCCGCCGGTCCCGCCGAGGAAAGGCGTGGTGGATCAGGGCGCACAAAACGCCGGTATAAAAACGTTCCAGGAAGCGCCGCCCATGAATCGGTTGCGGGTGGCCGTGGCCAGGAAGTTCGAGTCCGAAGGACTTTTGAAGAGCAAGTGAACCCAGCGGAACCGTCGATTATCGACAAAGGGAGGTGAATCAAGAATGAGTATTGACCCGAAAATGTTTAATCCCCGGCTCAGCGATGAGGAGCTTTTGAAAGCCCTCGACATGAGCACGGGTGCGAACCTGATCGACGACGAGATCGACCGGGCTATCGCCGAAGCCATCGAGGTTAACAATCCCTTGCGGCAGAACATGCCGCGGAGGAAGGGCACGGGTTCTCAGTACATCGCGAATCGCCGCACCGTGAGAGGCGTGGGCGGGTTCGTGGATGATGCCGAGGAGCCGACGGCCGTTAACTCGACCTACGCGCAGAAAGGCTTTGCGTACAAGACGCCCTTCGTGCGGGGTAAAGTCACGCGCAAACTCCAGGCCGCGGGGAAAAGCTACGGTGATGCTTTGCAGGATGAGATCGAGAGCAGCCTGCAGGTGATCAGGGACATCGAGGAAAACGCCATCATCAACGGTGACGCGACCGCGCGTCCGAAGGAATTCGACGGTTTGCACAAATTGTGCTCGGCCGGCGTTTTCGCGAGGACGCAGGACATCGGCGCTCCGCTGACTAAGTCGATCATGGATGAGGCAATCGACCAGGTTATCGGCGTTCCCAACATGATCATCACGTCGAAGAGGGTCTCCCGCGAGATCAATGCGTTGGTGCAGCAGTTCCAGCGTTTCAACGACAAGATCGAGGTGAAGGGCGGGTTCCGCGTCATGTCTTATGACGATGTCCCGATTTTCAAGTCCCTGTATGTCCCGACCGACGAGGGAGCGGGGGCCGACAGCCGTCTCTACATTTTGGAGTACGGTACGGATGTCTTCATGTCGGAGTTGACGCCGCTGAAACTCGATCGACTGGCGAAGAAGTCTTCCCAGTATGACGAGTTTGATGTCTACG